TTATAATTATATTATTGGTATGCAGTATGCTATATTTTTTCCAGTATTCAACGATTCACGAAGGTCTGGCGAAATATGACACGAATGACGTCGCAGTTGATGATGTAATCAATAAATTTGAGACCAATTCGACTCGAGTTAGAATTTTGCCAATCAGTAGCACAAAAAACCCTTCCTCTAGCAAAACGGGAATTTATGGGAATTATCCTAATATATTCAAAATGCCGTTATCTCAATATTTCATAAAATCGTCTTACAATAGTGCCTGTTCAGATATTAAAACGCGTATCATCACCGCGGAAATGTTAAAATATACCTTAAGTCGAGGTTGTCGATTTATTGACTTTGAAATATCTAATATTAATGGCGCACCCTACGTTGTTTATTCTAATTATGAGACTACCAATCCGATTGTTGTTGAAAATTGCTGTAAATTGGACTCTATATTAAAAACCGTATTGATTTACGGATTACAAAATGAGAAAAAAAGTTCGAGCACAGGCCCCACGGCAAATTATTCGGATCCATTATTTATTCATTTGCGCATCAATAACGACAAAAAATACAAAAATATTTATCAGGATGTGGCCAAATGCATAGTCGCAAACTTGGGCTCATATTTATACGGAAATGTCAATAATAAAGATAACAGACCACCTCCTATGTCAACGACTAGTTTTGTCGATAACGTCATGATCCCTATTTTAAGTGATAGCGATATTATACAAAAATTTCAGGTTTTGAACATGTCATTTACCTCGTTAGTACGCGATTATTTATCTAAAAATGCTAATTCGGTGGATTTGTTCAATGATTTAAAAACCTTTATTTATAATACGAAAAATTTATCTTCTATGGATGTCTACGATTTTATTGATTCTCCAAAGATCACGGCAATATTATCTATTCCTTTGGTAAATACATATTTGGGTTCCATGGTTGATATGTTTGATGAGATCGAATCAAGCCATCCCTTGTATGAAAAAATAATGGAAGCCAAAATATTAATTAACCATATTCGTAATAGTAACGCAAAATTTGATATTTATAATACCAAAATGGAAGATTTGTTAGGTAAAGTCATTATTATCATGGATTCCCAATATAATCCTAATTGGAAATCGGATTCATCTTGCGTATCCAAACCAGCGCCGTGTTTAGATTTATCAAAATATGTGCATTTTGAGAGCGGAAATACAAACTTGACATTAAATTCAGAATCAAGCATTAACTCGCAAGTAAAAACCCCAATTACCATTAACAAAGACGGATTGACGAGTTCTTTTAATCAAAACGGATTATTCGATAACACGAATTATACGCAAATTATTTTACCTGAATCAGATTTAGGTTTACCTCCACCAAATGACGAAACGTATTCAAATCCTTATTTTAGAGATTTAGTAACTAATTGGTCGTGTAATTTTATCACACATCGATTTTACCTTCAAGATGATGCACTTGATTCTTATGAAAGATTTTTTGACGCTCAAGAATTGGCAATTGTTCCCCTGTCGATGGTGAAAAATTATATTGTCCAACAAAATTTTCAATAATATATATTCTCGTATTAGTATATATTATTTACAATTTTTAAATGAAAACTCGTATGAAACCCTCAAAAAAATTCAACAATCAATATTGCAATGATAAGATGACGTTTGATGAGTGTGAAATGGCAATATTGAGAAACGTCGTTGATGAATCTGAGAAACTACAGGGTGAAAAAATTGCCAATAACGATATTATAAAATCTATTATTAAAATCTTGGAAGATTTTTTGGTGCGAAAACGACTAGTTTGTTACGGTGGTACCGCCATCAACAATATTTTGCCCAAATTTGCTCAATTTTATAACCATGAGACTGAAGTTCCCGATTACGATTTTTATTCTCCGAATCCCATTCAGGATGCTAAAGAGTTAGCTGATATTTATTTTCGGGCTGGGTATTTAGAAGTAGAGGCAAAAGCCGGTGTGCATTTTGGTACTTATAAAGTTTTCGTAAATTTCATTCCTATCGCTGATATTACTTTGTTGGAATTTGATCTTTTTAAACAGATTTCTAAAGATGCTGTGGTTATAGCGGGAATTCGTTATGCTCCCCCTAATTTTCTACGTATGAATATGTATTTAGAGTTATCGCGTCCGTCGGGCGACGTTTCGCGCTGGGAAAAGGTACTAAAACGGTTGACTCTATTAAACAAATATTACCCTTTAAATCCTGAAATAGAATGTGAAACCGTTGATTTTCAACGATCCATGGAATCTAATATGGAAGATAGCGAAAAAATATATTATATAACTCGCGATGCATTAATAGAACAAGGAGTCGTGTTTTTTGGTGGTTACGCGACTAGTTTGTATTCAACACATATGAATAAAGAACAAAAACGCCTGGTCGAAAAAATACCCGATTTTGATGTTTTGTCTGATGATCCTGGCCGATGTGCTCTTATTTTGCAGGAAAGTCTTCAGAGGGCGGGATTTCGTGATGTAAAAACAATTCAATTCAAAAATATTGGCGAAATTATTCCTAAGCATGTTTGCGTGAAGGTTAATGGTGAAATTGTTGCGTTTATTTATGAACCCATTGCTTGTCATAGTTATAACAAAATTCAAGAGGGTGATAATATTATACATATTGCCACTATTGATACTATTTTGACCTTTTACTTGGCCTTTACTTATGCAAATATGCCTTATTATGATAATCATCGGCTTTTATGTATGGCGCAGTTTTTATTCGAAGTAGAAGAAAAGAATCGCTTAGAACAGAAAGGTATTCTAAAACGGTTTACTTTAGATTGCTACGGAAAACAGAAAAGTATGGAGGATATTCGTTCCGAAAAAGCGGAAAAATTTAAGCAATTAGCAAATCGAAAAGACTCGGTTGAATATCAACAGTGGTTTTTGAGATATAATCCGGCTCAAGAAAAAGAGACGGATAAAAAACGACAACCTTTTACTGGGACAAAGCAACGTCGTCCTGTTTATAGGAAAAAACACAGAACGGTAAAGCGACGAAAGGCTGTAAAAAGTGAGTATTTGGTTTAATTTTTGTTTTATATAATTATTAACTTTAGTAATTATATAGAAAGATGCCGAAAATGACGAAACGTAGAGGATCGAAAAAACATAACGTTTCTAGGAGAATGCGTAAAGGGGGCGGCAGTGTTATGGATATTTCTATTTATATAGCATTATTTGCAGGTATGATTTTTACTGTATATCATACTAAAAAAACGGAAAAAGATGCACAAAAAAGCTTTGCAGATTTTTTAAAAGAACAACGTAATAGACCTGATGTTACAGATATTTTTAATACCAAAATGCCTTATGCTGGCGGATCAAATGTAACTTTTGGGGGTTTTCCTGATAAATCAGATGAATCAAAAATTGAAGAAAAACCCCAATCTGATACAATTTTTTCTTTAATGTATCAACTAGTAATGAAAGAAGCAGCAGTAATAGAAGACGAAAATGATCTATATAAATTTATTTCAGCTAATAGTGTTCTAATAGATTTTTTGAGCAAATTAAAAACAAAAAATGGAGATTCACCATCATCATCGTTTGTTTTACTCCAAAGTTAAATAAAAATTTTAAATCTCGTTAACAAAATCAATCATCTTTTGTACCGAGTAAAATAACCCTCCAAACATCACACTCTTAAAGACCAACCCATAAAAATTAAAGTTTCCGTCTTCGTGATAAATAGACAAAAACGAGAACCGTTTAAACACCATTGTGTTAACAATAGGTAGTTGAAATATCAAAAACAGTAGCGCGATCAAAAAGGGTAATTGAAATTCGGTTAATATCTGTTCTACTCGATTTGTCTGATACTTTTTTTTCTCATTCTCCTTTTTCTTCTTTTCAAATTCGTCTTCATATTCTAAAATATAGTCCTTGGTCAATTTAGGTGACGGGATATAATTCGCCTGAACCGCCTCATCTTGCATATACGCTGCGGTATCTATATTTACATGTTTAGATGGTAGATTAACCTGACGCATATCTAATAGTTCTCGTTTTTGTTGCTCACTTAGTTTCTCCAATTTCTGCATTTGTTGCATTTGCTGTTCGTTTGGTTGTTGTTGCTGCATAGGTGGCATAATAGGATTTTGTGCAGAAATACCATAAGGGTTCGGGTGTACATTAATTGGGATATAATTTGTAGCAGGAACAGATTCAGTCAAATCATCGGTTTTGTTAACTTGCATCATTATATTTTCGGGCAAGTCAGAAATACGTGTTGTATTGTTCATATTAAACTATACAATACTAAATTATCTAAAGATCGATTAAAAAACGAATTTTTATTTATTCTCCTGGTAAGCATGAATCCCCTTCTCGTCCGTTTCGTCCCCAATCTCAATAATTTTATTTTTAGGATCACATTTGGCCGAATTCGCCGTATATTTATAACATTTTTCGTCGTGTTTATAAATTTTTCCGTTGATGTCCTTTACTGCAGCTCCTTTAAAATGAATGCAATTTTTCTCTGTGCATACTTTTCTAAATAAACTGGCTAAGCCTAAACCTAATATAACTGACAGTAAGAATTGTCCTAACGGAGTTGTTAATAACCGTTTTAAATTCATTCTTAATAATATATTATACAATATGCATATAATATATTTGCTAAAAATTTTGATTTATTATGATTGAACAGGAATTTTCGCAATTTCGTCGTGATTCTTGGGACACGTAACCTCCTTTTGCTGGAACGAGAAACAGGTGTCGGTTTTGTCTTTATATTGAATCATATTAACATTTTCAGGAGTGGGATACATATAAACAATACGCGAATCTGGCACTGTATAATAAACGGCAATCATACCAAGTATTAAACTAATTACAAATACCGGAATATTAATATATTTGAAAAACCCCATATATCATAGGAAGCGAAAAGAATTTATTTTGTTTTTTTATTCTTTTTTTTGGCGGCTTTGGGCTTATTCATCGCCGCCTCCTCTTCGGCGATCAATAACTGTGCCATTTTCTCTGCATTGTTAACCAATAAAGATTTTTCCTGACCTTCTTGGCCGTCTATTTTAAATATTAAATTGTCGGGCGACACTGCGTCTAAAGAGTAGCCCGGCATTTTTGATAAAACTTCATTTTGTGCAGCTAATAGTTTTTGACGATCTAATTTCATCTTTTCCAGCGCTTCCTGCTGTTTCTCCTTTTTATGTTGCATTTTACTGCGCATACGATTACGATTCTCTTCCATAGAAGTCATTCTGGCGATGGCGTTGGTATCTAACCGGGCATTTTTTCCTAATCCTCCCATTCCCTTGGCAAACTTTTCAAACATTTCCTTCATGTTTTCGCCACCACCCATTTCTTTCATCTTGTTCATCATTTCACTGGCTTCTTTCATCATTTCCTCTTTGGACACGTCGCCGTTTTTCATCTTTTCGTCTAATTTGGTACTAATCTTTTTCATTAATGAGATGAGCTTTTTGGGATCTTTCATAAAGAGTTTCATCGCATCTTCGGTATTATTCAGATTGGCTGCTTCTTCTCCTAATATATCCTTAAATTCATCAGTAATTTCTTCTGCCATTTCTTTGGCTAAAGCACCGATTTTACCGTTGAAAAGGGATTGCAAATGATCATGTACATTTTCCATATTTGGCATATTTGGCATATTCATGTTCTCCGGCATAGGAAAGTTTTTTTTAAATTCCTCGAACGGATTTGGCTCGGACGCTCCAGAATCAGGAGCTGTTTCATGTGAAGATTCAAAAGGAGAATTTTTCATTTTAGAAAAGAAATCGGACATGCTCTCCATTGTCTCTTTCAACTTCTCCTGTAATTCACCGTCATTTATACCATCAAATATGTTCATACTATCTCCAAAATTGGCCTTGTCCTTTACGTCCTGAATAATTGTAAATAAGATTAATTGTAAATACTTCCAAATCGTTTTTTTTGTATTTCCTGATACACCCTCGCAGTGAAATAATTCCGAAAACTCAATATCAGGAAAAAACTGGGTGTTTTCAGAGTTGTCCTTAAATATATCATCGTTTTGATACAGAATATTAAAAAAATGCTTGGGGTAAAGCGTCAAACAGTATTTATAAATGGACATTAACGAATCCGGTGTTATATTAGATTGCCATTTTTCTAATCTGTCCTTATACTCAGGAAAGGTAACAGACAAGTCATTCGCAAAATCGATTATTACGGATTCGAATTTTTCGGGAATACGTAACGAATTTTCCATGAAATATAATTATACAGACGATATTATTTAAACTCTTTGTAGCGCAAATTTATTAATATTCCTGAGTTTGAATTTGCGACATTGTATCTGTTACTGTTTGGTTTGCATAACAGGACCGTGTTCTTAGATTGGGTTGGTAATTATCAATGTTATCCTGCAAAACTTGCGTTGCCGAATCGTCTTCCTCAGAACAAACGTTATCATTGAATCTGGTATGCCTTGGTGTTCTGAGCTCTGGAACAAAATGAGTTGGGGTAGCTACATTAGTTTGCTGACGTCCCTGTGATGTATATCTAGCCAGAGAAAACATTGCACCAGTACTTGAGTTAGATGTATTGTAGGTGATAAACAAATCGTCGCACAACTGTTGCAAAAAGGCGTCGTCCAAGAGATTATTGTCTTTGCGGTATTTCTGTATACAATCGAATAGTTGGCGAAGGACGGGTTTAAAATCCTCCCTTTCAAATTGATTACAGTTGCAACACTCAAAGAGTAGTCTTTGCGTCTCATGCCTGAACAAATATTTAGTCAGGTCGGTAGGAACAATATCATTTGTTTCAAACGACAAAAGGTGCGGTATCGGATCAACATTTTCAATGAGACGGAAAACGGAATCAGGCCGAAGTCGGTTTACACCATAAATGTCAATTATAATTTGCGCATTTACTGCCTTTCTCAAGTGATAAATTTTTTCTACACCACCGACAATAATATCCTCCTCTATTCTTGTACCCCAACTATTCTTCTTCCAATCATAAATAAGTCCCCCTTCCGCGTGAATACTACAACACTCTATACAAGGATATAAATAGGGGCACAAAAGCTCTCCGTAAATACTGCTTGTGTCCTCTAAATTATTAACGAATTGGTAATAAGACTTGGGATGTTCGCTAAGTGACTTCAGCAAAGCCAAATTGTGGTCTTCACCAAAACCGATGAAGACGTTTCCCCAAGTGATATCCTCCATAAATTTAGATAGGGAATTGTGTTTCGTATCACCAGCCGTAGGGTAGCCATCCGTCATAAACAAATGGACTATTTCATGGCCAGGATTCTTTCTCTTATATGTAGTTAGTATATCATGAGCAGACTTTAATGCAGCTTCAATATTTGTAGAACCGTCTTCTTTAATTGACGCTATACGCGCTAGTACGTCATCTATATATTCTTGAGTGATTTGTAGCGGATCAATGATGACACGAACTTCGTCATCAAAAGTTTGAGCCCAAATTGAAATCGGCGCATCCAGTTTTGATAAATAAAGAGCCAGATTCTTAAAACACTGTTTTACTACGTTCAATTTAGATAGGCCACTTTTAGTTAGTTCACTCATCGAACTCGATGTATCTATACTGAATAAGATAAGAGTTGGCGTTTTTGTTAGTTGTGCTTTCGCGGTTTTTACCTTGAGAACACCGAAATTTTCGTCTTCTCCAACAACACCGGTAATTCCGCCAATAAACGGCGCGTCGTGAAATTCAAAATAACTAGTATCAATACAGCATATTTCAGGGGAAGTCATTATAAGAACGGGGAGGTTGATAAGTTAATAGTAAATCAAAAAAATGGAAATCAATTTTTTATCCTGAGAAAATATATGTCACAAGAATCGACTTCTCACGTTCATAATACGTACATTGAAAAATTACACAACAATTTTGAGAACATTATTTCCCTTAAAAAGGAAATAGCGAGAACAAAAGTTCAGGTCGCGGAAAAACTGCAACATTTGAAAAACATATATACCGAATTGTTGAAAACGAATACTAAAAAAATCTTTCTTTTTTGTTTAGACTCTTTTTATTTTCAATATAAAACCTTTGCCATTGAAATGGATAATATAGACCGATTTCGCATTTTGATGAACAATCGTATGTACTGCGATTATTATAAATTATATAATATTATTGTTACCAATATAAAGGAAAACAGCGAATTGACAATTGCGGAATCGGATATTAAAACTTTTCCTCCGTATAAAGATTTAGAACCATTTCAAGAATATAAACTGGAAGATATTAAAGATGTCCACCAGAATATTTTACATTTAATAAACAAATTATTCACATTTTCTAGCTCTAAAAAGTACAATATTGAGCATTATAATGAAAAGCACCGCGTTGGGTTCTCCATTTCGAATTTTATAAACACGCTGGAATATGAAAATCGTCTTGTCACGGAGCAAATTTCTTTATATATAAATTATTTGTCTTTTTTTCATATTTCCCAAAACAAACAGGTCCATCGTTTGCATTTACGAATCAGTGATTTTTATAAAGAAATTTTGGATAATATTAATGTAAATCAGACGTTCTCAATAAACGATGTTCAGGAAGAACACAAATTAAACCGGTTCTTTTTTTCAGGTGAGGAATCAGTAATTGAGAACATTTTGGAAGACTCGGATTTGTTTGTTAAAAAAGGCGAAAATACTGTTCCTAAGCCCGAAAACATTATCCAGTTTAAAGAAGAGCTACCTAAAAAAACGAAAAACGCAAAACCACTCGAGGTAAAGGATAAAATACCACCCAATAAGGATGAGGAAGGAAAATAAAATATTTTGAATATAAATTATCTAGTTACAGTTTATATTCAAATGAGTAATAATGACAATCTAAATTCAGGGGAAAGCCAAACACCTAGTCAATCTAATCCCGTTTCGACTGGAGAAGAAGATAAAAAGAAAAAAAAGGATGTAAAATGGTCCGACGAAAACGAGAACATATTGGTTGAATGGGCTGATATAGCACAATGTTATAAATGGCTCAACGCTCGAGCTCACGCAAAATATTCATATATGCATGCATGGTTTACCATACCAGCCATTACGCTTTCTACAATTAGTGGTACGGCATCGTTTGCTCAAGGTAGTTTACCAGCAAATATTCAGCCCTTGGCTCCGGCCGTTATTGGTACACTAAATATCTTTATAGGTATATTAACAACCATACAGCAATATTTGAAAATTTCGGAATTGAACGAAGCGCACCGTGTGTCCTCTATTTCCTGGGATAAATTTGCCAGAAACATTCGTATCGAGCTCTCAAAATCACCACTTGAACGTATGGACGCGGGACCGTTTTTAAAAATTTGTAGACAGGAATTTGATCGACTCATGGAAACTAGTCCTATGATTTCTGTTGATATTGTAAGGGAATTCAACAAGAAATTTCGCTTTCAGCCAGATGTCGAAGAAAGTAAATACTTTAAACAATTACGTAAACCAGACATTTGTGATATTATTATTAGTGCAGAACGCTATAAATACGGATATAAAGAACCCGAAGAAATAGAAGAAGATTCTGAATTTGTTTCTGAAATGCAGAACAAATCGAATGAAAGAATCACTAATTTTTTCCGTGGACAACTGGAAGAAAAAAATAAAATTATTGAATTAAAAGATAAAGAAGAGGAACAAAAACTGACACAAAAGAAGAACCTGCGAAACGCCTTTCAAAAAACCGTGTTGGAAATGTCGAATCGCGTAAAATTACAGACAAAATTTCTAGAAGATTATGTGGGCGCTTTTGAAAAAATGTATGGGCGTAAACCTATTGATGACGAAATACGTATGTACGCGGAAGAATTATTGAGCAAAGGAGATATTGAAGAATCGATTCTTACCAAGTTTTTAGAAAAATATGACAACGGTGGTGTTATGAATTTG